GAGGAACTGGGTGATATTTTGTGGTATGTTGCTTATGCGTGCGAGGTTCTAGGGGAGCCGTTAGAGATTATCGCTAGGGATAATGTCGAAAAATTGAAAAAACGCTACCCAGAAGCTTACAGCGACTTTAACGCTCACGCGAGGTTGGACAAATGATGAAGGCAGATGCAAACCAGGTGGGCGGATTGCATTACAACAAAATGGAAATCCAGCCATGGACGGCAATGGAGTCATGGCTTACGCCAGAACAGTTCGCTGGTTTTCTGCGCGGCAACGCAATCAAGTACCTGGCTCGCGCTGGTAAAAAAGGCGACGCGCTGGAAGATATAAAAAAGGCGCAACATTATCTTGAGAAGCTGATCGAAGTCATGGAATCTGGGCATGGCTGAAAAAATATGTGCAACTTGTGAATTTTATGATGTCATTAGATGTATTGGTAATGCTGGTATTTGCACTCTTGATCCTGGCGCAACTACGCAGTCAATAGTTGAGCCAACGGATTCATGCGATCAATGGTTAACGATTCAGCCGCGCAAAACGATCAATGATGCAAAGCCGGAAGAATGGGATGAGGTTGCTAAATTTGCAAAAAAGATTAAAGGGGCAACATGAGCGAAGAAGATTTGGAAGTAAAAAAAACTAAGAAAAAACCTTTTAACGGTCAACCTGGCCCAGGTCGTCCAAAAGGATTGCAAAACAAATCAACAACCGCAGCACGCGAAGCCATCGCGATGTTCGTTGATAACAACGCGCATCGGCTTGAAGGTTGGTTAGATAAAGTAGCGCAAGAAAATCCTGAAAAAGCGTTTCAGTTATTTCAGTCTGTCGTTGAGTACCACGTACCCAAACTGGCGCGAACCGAACAGACTCTGACCGGCGCGGATGGTGGGCCGGTTGAACATTCGGTTCAGATAAAATTCGATGACTGAAACAATCGCACACTTTCCACCGAAGATGCGGCCATTGTTTGAGCCGCATCGCTACAAAGTCTTTCATGGTGGCAGAGGCTCAGGTAAATCCTGGGCTTTTGCACGCGCTTTGTTGATTCAGTCAGTAGAAAAAAAACTTAGAATTCTTTGCTGTAGAGAAGTACAAAAATCTATCAAACAATCAGTTCATCAACTTTTGGTAGACCAAATACAAGAGTTGGGTTTTGGTTACTTGTTTGACGTTACAGACATAGCAATCCGCGGCAAAAACGGATCGGAATTTTATTTTTCTGGCTTGGCAACTCACACGGTAGAAAGCGTCAAAAGCTATGAAGGCGTTGATCGTGTATGGTTAGAAGAATCACAAAATATCAGCAAAAAATCACTTGATATTTTAATTCCAACTATCAGGAAACCAGAATCAGAAATCTGGCTTTCATTAAATCCAAACCTTGAAACGGATGAGGTGTATCAACGTTTTGTTGTGCAGCCGCCGGATGATTGCGTTGTGGTGCAAGTGAATTATGACGATAACAAATGGTTTCCAGAAGTTTTAGAAAAAGAAAGGCTACACTGCAAGAGGTACAGACCAAAAGAATATGAAAACATTTGGGAAGGTAAGCCGCTGATAGTGGCTGAAGGCGCAATCTACGCTGATGAGTTTCAAGAAATGGTTGCCCAACATCGCATCAATCTTGTCACTCACGATCCAATGCTCAAAGCACATTGCATTTTTGACCTTGGCTGGAATGACGCGATGACAATAATAGTGGCTCAACGAGCAGGTTCAGAGGTTCGCATTATTGATTACATTCAAGAGTCATTCCATACCCTAGACTGGTACTCAAACGAACTTAAGAAACGCCCTTATAATTGGGGCAAAGTGTGGCTTCCTCATGACGGCGTAACTAAAGACTACAAGACCGGCAAAAGCGCACTAGACATAATGACGGCGCTCGGCTGGAACTGCGAGATTATTCCCATTGGCGAAGTCGAACACGGCATACGGCTGGCGCGTATGCTGTTCCCCAGGCTTTGGATGGACAAAGAAAAAACAACACTCCTACAAGAGTGCTTGAAACGCTACAGGCGCGCAATCAATGCAACTACAGGCCAACCCACCGGCCCCTTGCACGATGAGTATTCACACGGCGCTGATGCGTTTAGGTATCTTGCGACGTGTGTGGATATGCTTAAAAATGATAATATAATCAAGAAACGACGCGCTGACGATTACAGAACCGGCGACTGGATGAGTTAATAACAGGAATCATAATGGCAAACTTAGACACTGACAGCATTTATAACTCACTCGGCCTCGGCGCTGATACCGACGTTGACAATACTGACCAAGAAACTCTCAGAGAAATACGCCAGCGGTTTAGCGACGCGGTTGAGTTCAGCGCGACGGTCAGACAGGAAATGCTCGACGACATTCGTTTTGCAAGGTTGGGCGATCAATGGAGCGAAGCGGCCAAGTACGACAGAAACAGACCTGGCAAAGAGCGCCCCATGCTAGTCGTCAATCGGCTCCTTCAATTTAGGGATAGAGTTGTAAACGAAATCCGGCAAAACACGCCAAGCATTAGAATCAGGCCGGTAAACGATGGCGCTGACCAAGAAACCGCCGAGGTTTTGATGGGGCTGGTTCATCATATACAAGACAACTCTAATGCGAGCATTGCGTACGATACTGCCGTAGAGTGGCAGGTTGACGCTGGTTTAGGTTATTTCAGAGTGCGGAATGATTATGTGGACGATACCTCATTCGATCAGGATATATTTATAGACCGCATACCTGACCCGATGAAGGTTTATTTTGACCCGCACAGCAAACAGCCGGACGGCTCAGATGCTGAATGGTGCATCATAGCCGAGGAAATCGGCAAGGATGAGCTTAGACGCATGTATCCCGATGTGGATGAAACATCATTTGAGGCCGCTGGAAACGGTGACATGCAAGGCTGGTATACCCAGGATTCTGTTCGCATCGCTGAATACTATTACATTGAGTACGACGAGGCGCAGGAAATTTATGACGAGGAGACAGGGCGCTCCCGCACGATACAGCCTAAGCGTTGCATGTGGTGCAAGGTTACTGGCGACAAAGTACTTGAGCGTACTGAATTACCAACTAAATATATCCCAGTTGTGCCAGTCATTGGTCATGAGATATGGGTGCAGGGTAAACGTTACTTATCCGGCTTGATTCGTAACGCAAAGGACGCGCAGCGCCTGTACAACTATTACTTGAGCGCCAATGCGGAAAACGTAGCACTTGCGCCTAAAGCGCCATTCATTGGCGTTGCTGGCCAGTTTGAAACCGATCCCAACTGGGGTAGAGCCAACAAGGAGTCGGTTGCATATTTAGAATATGATCCCGTCAGTATCGCAGGCACTCCCGTCGGCGCACCTCAACGCGCAATGCCGCCGCAAGCAAGCAGCGCAATAATGGACGCAATCCGATTGGCTGAAAATGACATCATGCAAAGCATGGGCATCTATCAGCCGTCACTTGGCGCTCAATCAAATGAGACTTCAGGCCGCGCTTTGCTGTTAAGGCAAAAGCAATCAGAGACCGGCAACTTCCATTATCAAGATAACCTCAACCGATCAATTCGGCATTGCGGTCGAATCATCGTTGACATGATCCCAAAAGTATACGATCGGCCCCGCGTTGCTCGCATACTTGGCGAGGATGGTACACCGCGCACTGTCAATCTTGATCCTAATTTACCGCAAGCGTCAGTTGGCACCGATAACCCTGCAATAGATTCAATCTATAATCCCACGATTGGTCAGTATGACGTGGTTTGTGACTCTGGCCCAAGTTATGCCACTAAGCGCGATGAAGCCGCAAATATGATGCTGGCGCTGACTCAAGCTAATCCGGCGCTGTTTCAATCCATCGGCGATTTGATGATGAAAAACATGGATTGGCCTGGCGCAGAGGAAATTAGCAAAAGGCTTCAGATGCTATTGCCTCCGCAGTTACAGCAGATAGCAGGCGGTGACAAGGTAGACCCGCAGGTTATGCAGGCTCAACAAATGATTGAACAAATGGCTGACCAAATGGAACAGATGAGCGCCGAGATGCAGCAACTCCGCGATCAACGCGCAATCCTCTTGCAAGAAAAAGAACGCGAATGGTTCGACTCTGAAACTAAAAGAATGGAAGTTGAAGGCAAGATCATGATGACGGATAGCCAACTACAAGCGGCTGTGCGTGAAAACATCATGTTAATGATGGGCATCGGCACTCAACAATCACTTGAACAGCAACCGGAATTTGAGCGGCTGGAAGCGCAACTGGAACGGCCAGTACAAAAGCCACAACCACAAGGTGTCGGCGCACCTGCACCGGCTAGAGGCGCTGGCAGCATGACACGCGAGGCTGATACAGAAGCACTTACCGGCGAAGCAAAGCCTGGCGAGTCTGAATAAGTTTACACAACAGGGGATAACACAATGACCGAGGAAAATGCAGTCTTTGAGACGGTAGACGATAATCTAACAACGGAAACCGTAGAAGATGCGGCGAGTGATTCGTCAGAACTTGAATCGGAATCACTTGAACAAGATCAGGCTAACGAGGAATCATTAGCTGACGCTGACGATTCAAAAAAGGACCCGTGGTACAAACGGCGCATTGATGAACTGACGCGAGACAAGCACGAAGCCAGACGCCAAGCCGAGCGGCTTGAAAAGATACTGGAACAGCAAGAGTCCATGATGCGGCAGTATATGCCGAAAACGGCACCTGAACCTCAAGGACTAATACCGCCTGATCCATCGCAGTTTGCTGGCGGTCAGTACGATCCTCGCTATATGGATGCAATGATGCAATACACGCGGGAATCGGCGATTCAGGAAGCTAGGCAAGCCGTTGCAGCGGAATATCAGCAGCGCGAACAGGCGCAAGCAGCGGCTCAGGCTCAGGCTAGGTTAGTAGAGGCAGAGGCCGCCACAAGAGCGAAACACGCGGATTATGACGCGGTGATTGAGCAGATTACATCCGATCCTAGACTAGCGAATAATCCGACAATTCGGCAAGCGTTGTTGGGTATGGATAACGGCCCTGAGATTGCTTACACACTTGGGCGCAATCTTGATGTGGCTTACCAAATTGCAAGCATGAATCCTATTCAAGCTGGTATGAAGTTAGCCGAGATTATCGGCACACCGGCTAAACACGCAAGCAGAGCGCCGCAACCAATACGCCCGATCAACGCAACAGGTAGGCCGCCGCGCAACGAGAAATCCTACTCAGAAATGAGTACCGAGGAATACATTGCAGCGCGTAACGCTGAAGACTTAGCAAAGCGACAAGCGATGATGAAGCGTTAAGAGTTTACGTTCCCACCCCTCTTACCCCGTCGCAATGATGGGGTTTTTTTTGTTATAATTTTAACGCGGCAGGAGATTGCAAGCTCCGTCTGGATTCACGCCCAGACAGCCGCGCCCCTCATGCGTGGCCTTTCGTGATGGTGATCTTATGCACAAGCAATTCTACGTCTACATTCACAAAAAACCTGATGGCATTCCCTTTTATGTTGGTAAAGGCACAGGTAAGCGAGCTTATCAGTTCTCAAAACGTACACAATGGCACAAAAACATTGTTGCAAAATACGGTAAAGAAAACATTATCATTGAACTTGTTCAATGCGTAGACGAAAAATCCGCGTTTAACTTAGAGCGAATTTACATCAAGCAACTACGCGAAAGTGGCGTTGAGTTGGTGAATCTGACTGATGGTGGAGAAGGAACATCAGGATTCAAGCCAACAGATGAAACAAAAATGAAATTAAAAAAAACACCAGAACAACGCGCTTTTTTATCTAAAATTGCTAAAAACAGGGTGCAATCTGAAGAAACAAAGGCAAAAAGAATTGCTTCCATGATGGGAATAAAAAAATCAGAAGAATGTAAAGAAAAACAACGCAAAGCAGCTACCGGCGTTATTTTTTCTAATGAAAGAAAAGAAAAAATCTCAAAATCAAAAATTGGAAAACCATCATGGAATAAAGGCAAACAATTTTCAGAAGCAACAAAACAAAAAATGCGAGAAGCTTACGCAAAAAGAATAGCTTTACAAAAAACAGTCACTATGATATAAAGAATTTACCGGCACAAAATGTCGCGGCACAGCACGTCTTTTCTTTGTAGCCTCAAAGAAATGTCAGGCAATTCTGGAGTTATTCGAGGGCAGGAACCCACTCCTAGAAAAACATAAGGCTTATCACTTTATTCTTTTTCTTTCAGGAGGTCGCCCAATGGCGAGTAATAATCTCTTAACCATCTCAATGATTACTAATGAAGCTTTGAGAGTGTTAACGAACCAGCTTGTCTTTACCAAAGCCGTAAACCGGCAGTATGATTCGAAGTTTTCAATCGAAGGGGCCAAAATAGGCACCACTATAAACTGTAGGAAGCCACCGCGTTATGTCGGTCGCTCCGGCCCCGCGCTTCAGATTGAATCCGCTGTTGAGACCTATGTTCCGCTGACGCTGGATACTCAGTTTGGTGTGGATATGGCTTTCACCACTCAGGACTTGTCTCTAAATATCAGTGATTTTTCTGACCGGTTCATTAAACCCGCCGTTGCAGCTATTGCGAACAAAATCGATTACGATGGTTTGCAGCAGTTCAAAAATGTTTACAATCTGACCGGCACCGTTGGGCAGCTTACTGGTACCCCGACTCTGCCTCAGGCTACTAAGGCCATTCTTGACGCACGTGCTAGACTGAATCAGGAAGCCGCTCCGGTTGACGAGGATCGTAGCTTCATCGTCGATCCCACCATCGAAGTTGGGATCGTTAGCGGCCTGACCAACCTGTTTAATCCGGCTGGCACCATTTCGCGCATCTTCAATAAGGGCGCTTTGGGCGATTCTACGCTAGGTTTCAACTTCGCAATGGATCAGAACGTGGGCAACTTCACCTCTGGTACTGCCACGGCGTTCACTGTATCCGCGCAGGCTGGCGGAAGCGTACAGAATAACGCGCAGTCAACGTTCACGCTGGCGGTTTCCTCAACTTCCGGCACGCTGACCAAAGGAACTGTATTCACGATTCCTGGCGTTTACGCTGTCAACCCTCAGAATCGTCAATCTACCGGCGCACTGCGTAACTTTGTTGTTACCGCTGACGCACCTGGTTCTAGCACTTCACAG